TCCATTACAAAATGCGTTCCGCCGAGGCGGCCAAATGGAACATCTGCCTGTATTCCCGGAGGACCGTACTTGGCTTTTTGATAGCCTGGTCTTTTATCGTAAGGTCCAGGTGTATTAATACCAAACACCATGCTTGGTACTTCGCGTCTTGCACTTGCAGTACTCAAACCACGTGTGCCATCACTTGATAATCCTTGTATTCCTAATACTCCCATCCAGTCTTCATTGATGGGTTTTTTAAACTTAGTAGGATCGTTGCCTTTGTTATCTTCAAGATTCTTTTTGTTTATTTCGCCAACCACTGCTTTGCCTGTATTTCTAACACTGTCTATACTTCCAGCAGTCTGAGGAGAGTTGCTAATATGAGTTGTTGCTACCCTGTCAGGCATTGAGAAGTTGATATAGTTGTCTTGAACACAACCAATCCAGAATCCCATGTTAGATTGACCTTCAATAAACACAACAATTACCCTTGAACCAATGTCTGGTGGAATCATATGGAAACCATATGCCTGTTGTGTATATTTGTAATCTTTGTTTTTACTAAGTGCTGTTGCAGGAGTTTGTCCAGCAAAAGGACTACCATAACGTACTTTAAATACTTGGCCTTCAAAACCTTGGTTACTACTTGTAGAAAGTTTTACCAGTTCAACTTCGATTGCACCCATATAGTTAGGATCAAGGTGACCGACCACCTTTGCCATATACGGACCTGGATCTAATTTTACTATTTTACCTGCTGTTCTTGTATCGTGTCCCATTATATTAAATCATTACCTCCAAACTCGTCAACGCCAGTTTTTTCTTTTGCGTCTTGACTTTTTATTCTATTTTGTTGAACTGTTGTAATAACCGAGTCAGCAGTAACTTGGAATGGAGTACCATCTGTGCTTTCTGATATTGCCTGTGCTGATTCTATTACGCCGAAATTGTCTTTCAATCTAATTTCTTGGTTGCCCTTTTCTGGATCTTGTGAAGTTTCTTTCTTAATATATTGATTAGGTCTACGAACCAATTCAATTGTCTGCTTAAATTGTCCATCGCTTAATATATTCTTAACTGCAATTACTTGATACAATCCACTAAACGCATCAACAGCAATAGTTTCTTCAGGGAATCCCATTAGACCGTTTTCCTTGTAATCAACAGGTGTTCTAAAGTTTACAACGACATCAACTTCACCATATTGGTAATCAATGTTTCCATCAGCATCAATATTAATAAATTCTGTGTTTTCTGAATTGTAGTTTCCTACTCCGCTATCTGCAAGATAGTACGGATCTCCCCAAATTTCCATTTCAAGTGTTAACAAGTCTGCATCAGAATTTACAATAGCATCATTAAATTTACGTGCAAGTTCTACACGCATATCGTCTATATCAACAGCGCCTGCCGCGGCAGTGTTATTGTTAGTATCCATTTGTGTTTTGCCTGATATTGCTTGATCGTTATCTGCGTCTGTTTGTTTTACAATAGTTACAGGACTTTCTTCAGCGTCTTTACCTTCTTCAACGTTAAGTTTAGGAAGTACACCTGGAGAAATACTTTTAAAGAATGTATTATCCAAGTTAATATTAAAATTAAGAATATCATCATTTTTGCCACTATAGATATAATTGTATTCTTTACAAACCTGTTGTTTCAACGCGGCTATACCATACGGTATTTTATCAGGTGATAAAAATTTTGCTTCATTTACAAGATATGGCATAATTCTAAAAACATAAATTTTAGGTGGCGTACCTTGTTTCTTTTCTGTTATAGGATCTGTAATATTAAAAACTTGTGTGTCAATCTTAAACCATTTTTTAAAACCTTTGCTATCACTTGGTTGTCCAACAATACTGCGTCCATACTCTGAAATCGTTACAAGTTCTTCAACTATGTCTTGAATTCTTGTACCCTGTGTAAATTTAATTTCACCTAAGCCGGGAGATAGTTGCATTTGTCCTCCGGATCTTGACCAAACATTTTTTTCTTTATCCCAGGTAAATTTAGCATCACCAAATGGTTGATTAGTACTTCCAAGTCTTTCAAGATCAAACACAGTGCTTAACCCTATTTCGTTTGCATTTGCTTTACCTGTTTGTTTATCTGTAATTTCTTGTCCCAATGGAGATTGCGAAACTAAGGTTTCTATATAATATTCATTAAAGTCTTCAGGTACATCTCCATCTTTGATCATTTTATAATAATCTTGGATTTCTGCTACACTTTGTTGTTTTCTCTGTGCGGTGTTAGTACTAACACTTACAGTGTTAACACCGCCACTGGCTGTTGTTGCGCCGGCACCGCCGTCACTTGCACCGCCTGATAAATTTCCTTTGGTTGCACGGGTTTTAGGAAATACTACAAAATATTGATCTGCTGTAGTAATCTGCTGTTCAATTGCTCTTTTTCCATAATACTGATTTAATGCATTTGATAAACTTTTTGGACTGCTTTGAAATAGTTCTTCAAGTGTTCTTCCGACTAAGGTTACATCACAAGGTATAGATTGGGTAGCATCTTTCAATGCTCCTTCATTGTATGCAACACCTTCAACAACATATTGGCTTCCTCCGTTGTTAACTTCTAAACCACTACCTACAAGTTTAAAAGGTAAAAGTTTAGATGCTTCTGGTACTACTTTAGGATTACCATCGTTGTCCCAACCAACAAAGTCTAATGTTAAAAGAAATGGTGCTTCTAAATAATTCTGATGTCCTGCTTGATATGCACCGACTTGCAATGCTTGTAGGAACAATCCCATACTGTAAGGCTCTGTAATTTCAAGTCTGAACCCAACAGCGTTAGTTGTTCCTTTTCTTCTACTTGGAGAAATCAATGCTTCTACTTCTAAAGAATCACAGTAAAATTCTACTTTTTTACCGGAAGACTCGTATGCTGTTAATGTCTTACTATCACCAAGTCCGCCACCGCTTTGTAGTATTGCTATTGAAGGTCGTCTAATTCTATATGTGTTGTCTGGATCATTTATTTCTGCATTGGTCAATGCATACATTGCAATTCTATAATTGTAACTTGCAAACTGCCTTAATACATTAGGCAAAGGTAAATTTAAAACTCTACCGTCTGAGGTATAAGCAATTTCTTGCGGATCTACTTTTACTTTTTTAGGAGCCTCTTCTTCTTTTTCAACTGCTTTGTCTTCGTTGGCTTTGACTTCTGTTTTGTCTGCATTAGTATCAATGTCTGAACTATCTTGTGTTCCTGGACCATAGTCGCCATCAGTAAATTCATCTGCGGCGGCATTTAAGTCATCTTTGTTTTCATCAACAAAGTCTTTGATTATATCTGTTGGACTTCTTCCTGGGGGTGCTAATGGTTTTGCCATTTTTTATTCTCCCAGCAACTGTCTTAGTCTACTGCCCTTTGGTACATAAATGCCTAACCCAGATCTAAAATCATATACAGGATCTTTTAGTGTGTCCATGTTACGCTGTGCAAACACCCACCATAACTTAGGATCGCCATACATATCATATGCTAACAAATCAGGACGTTGGTGGTACTGGGGTTGAATTTCGTAAATTACATCATCGCCAGATTCTGGAACTGGACGTATTTGAAGTATTCCTAAATACTCTCTTCTAACAAGTCTTGTCTTACCCCAAGGTGAATTATTAGCCATTAAATAAATCCTTTGCCGCCGTTAATATAGTCCCCTTTAACAAAACTATCTAAACTAAATTGTTCTACTCTTGCTCTTGAATAGATAGGTTGTAATGAAACTGTTACTTGACTTTCAACTGGAACATAAGCAACTCTTCCTCTGTCAGTACCTTCGAATACTTTATTTGCATTCAAATCAGGAGAATTAAATCCGAAATCAAGATCCACTGCAAGATAGTCAACATCAGTTGGCATATCTAAAGTAAAGTTTGTAATAACAACAGGAACATCTTTGAATACATAATCTCCATAACCGTTTAATTTTACAATCGGTGGTGGAGCACCTTGATTAGAAGTTTCACCATAAAACATTTTTGTCATGCTTCTTAGATAGTGCAACATTGCTACCCAATATTCACCTTCTAAACTGTTTTGAACAATAAACTGACCTGTAAGTGTCATTGCGTCCACACTTGAATTCTGATAAGCAAAGAACGGATAATTACTATGTACTGGCGTAATTGCGTTATAACTTGCTTGATGAGACATAATAATTGTAGGCGTGTATGGAAAACACAAACCTCCTGTACTCTCAGCCAATCTTTTAATGTAAGGACTTTCGAGAAACGACTTAATAGGAGGAATACTTAATTTGACTCTCCAATCTTTAGAATTAGGATCTTGTGCCCACGATGCTCCACCTATTTCAATTTGTGGTGGTTCTCCATCAGTTGGGATAGTTCTTGATCTAATTGATTTCATAAATCCTTTACCACCTGCTTGTAGGATGTCAACTGTTTGTGTTGCCAAGTCTTTGGTCGTATCGATTATGTCACCTGTTGTAATAGGTGTTTTGAATTCATTAAAGTCAAATGTGTCTGCCATAATTGGTAATCCTCGTTACAAGTATTTATTGACAAAATTATCAGAGTATATTATAATAAGGACTATAAATGGAGAAAAAGTGTGAAAAGAGTAAACTATCTGAACAACAAGGACCTATTAGCCGAAATCCACAAGTCAAAAAACAGTTTTTGCAGTTTTGTGGATCCAGAGTACCATCAATTTGATATTATTTTACCCAGCATAGACAAAATTAACGTAAGAACAATAGCAGAAGCAAAAAGAAACAAAGCAAAAAGATTAGGTGATGCAGATTATGCCTCACGTAAAGAAGCAGGTGAAAAAGTAAAACAAGCAGACTGTGCTATAGATTATAGAAAAATTACCAAAGAAGAACTTATATTTAGGATTATGACTTATGAACATATTCCTGAAGAAAAAGGACGTAAAAAGAATCCTAAAACAGAAGCGGATAAAAGAGTCAAACTAAACTTTCCTCCATTTCAACACTATAAGTTTGACGATAATGACAATCTAATCTGTGTAGGAAAAAGTCATTGGGAAGGTGGTATGGAAAACGGCTTTTTCAAATTGAAAGGCGGAAACGCAACAGAAAAACTTGCACGTATGTGGATGAAGTTGTGTGATCGTTATGCCACACGTGGAAATGTAAGAGGTTATACTTACAATGACGAAATGCGTGGTCAAGCAATTTTACAATTGGCACAAATTGGTTTACAGTTTGATGAATCAAAATCACAAAACCCATTTGCTTATTACACAGCCGCAGTTACCAATTCATTTGTTAGAGTAATTAACATTGAAAAACGCAATCAAAATATTAGAGATGATATTCTTGAAATGAATGACATGACTCCAAGTTTTACAAGACAAAGCCAAGGTGAATGGGAAAGACAAGTTGAAGATCAAAGAGCAAAAATGGCTAAGGGCGAATAAGTTCTTGACTTTAGTAAATTTTTGTTGTAAACTATTAAATTAGTAAACGAGGTATTATTTTGTTTAAAAAATGTGCAGTATTTACAGACATTCACTTTGGGTTAAAATCTAACTCAAAGGCGCATAATGAAGACTGTGAAGAATTTATTGATTGGTATATTGAAAAAGCCAAAGAGCATGGATGCGAAACAGGCATCTTTATGGGTGATTGGCATCATAATAGAAATAGTTTGAATATTGTTACAATGGATTATTCGATCCGTTGTCTTGAAAAACTTGGTAAAGCATTTGAACAGTTCTTTTACTTTCCTGGTAACCACGACTTATATTACAAAGACAAAAGAGATATTCAAAGTGTAGAATTTGCAAAACACATCGACGGTGTAACTGTTGTTGATGAAATTACAACAATAGGCGATAGTACAATGGTGCCGTGGCTTGTTGGCGACGAATGGAAAAAGATTCCTAAAATCAAAAGCAAATATATGTTTGGTCATTTTGAACTTCCAAACTTTTATATGAATGCTATGGTGCAAATGCCTGAAACAGGTGAACTACAATCTAAACATTTTGTCCATCAAGAGTATGTGTTTAGTGGACACTTTCATAAAAGACAAACACAAGGTAATGTAACATACATTGGTAATGCATTTCCACACAACTATGCAGATGCATGGGATGACAAACGAGGTATGATGATCCTTGAACATGGTGGCGAGCCACAATATCTTGATTGGGAAGGTTGTCCCAAATATAGAACTGTTAAACTAAGCCAACTAATTGATCAAAAAGACACATTAATGAAAGATAAAATGTATCTTAGAGTAACACTTGACATTAATATTAGTTACGAAGAAGCAAGTTTTATCAAAGAAGAATTCCAGCGTCAGTTTAATTGCCGTGAAATTACGCTTATTCCAAGTTTACAAGACGATCAAATTAATACTGACATTGATATTACTAAATTTGAAAGCGTTGACCAAATTGTAGCAGAAGAAATTAACGCTATCGAAAGTGAAAACTACAACAAACAAACACTGCTAAACATTTATAATGAGTTATAGAATATGTTGATCAAAGATTTAACTGTAAAAAACTTTATGAGCGTTGGTAATCAAACGCAGGCTGTTGATTTTAGCAATAGACAACTTACACTTGTCCTTGGAGAGAATCTTGATCAAGGAGGCGATGATAGTGGCTCCCGAAACGGAACTGGTAAGACCACTATCATTAATGCCCTTTCATATGCATTATACGGACAAGCACTAACAAATATTCGTAGAAACAATTTAATTAATAAAACTAACGGCAAAGGTATGTTAGTTACACTTAATTTTGAAAAGAACGGAACAAAATACAGAATTGAACGAGGTCGTGGTCCTAATGTTCTAAAGTTTTTCATTAACGAAGAAGAAAAAGAAATTACAGACGAGTCGCAAGGTGATTCAAGAGAAACACAAAAAGAAATTGACGACTTATTGCAAATGAGTCATGATATGTTTAAGCATCTTGTTGCTCTAAACACATATACTGAACCGTTTTTAAGTTTAAAACCAAATGATCAACGTGCTATTATTGAACAATTACTTGGTATTACTATTCTTTCTGAGAAGGCAGAACAGTTAAAAGTAAAACAAAAAGAAGTGCGTGACGGTATCACAGAAGAAACTGCAAGAATAAACGGTATTCAAACTGCAAACGAAAAAGTTGCTGAAACTATTGACAGTTTAAAAGTTAAATCAAGTGCGTGGCGTCAGCAAAATGCAAAAGATTGTGAACGTTTACAAAAAGGTATTGATGAATTAGAACATTTAGATATTGAAACTGAACTTGCACATCACGAATTGCTATCTAAATGGGAAGAAAATGACAAACACAAACGTAATTTAGAAAAAGAACGTGCAACACTTGAAAGTGCATTAAGCCAAACTGACAGACAGATTGCAAAATTTACTAAAGACTTAGAAGGTCTTAATGATGCAAAGTGTCATGCTTGTGGACAAGACCTTCACGAAGATAAGAAACACGAAATTGAACTTAAACTTCAAGAAGAGTATGGTGAAACAATGACATACTTAATGGAGATTAATGAAAAGTTTGAAAAAGTACAAAACAAGTTATCTGAAATAGGTGATTTAGACGCAAAGCCTAACACATTTTATGAGACTGCTAAAGAAGCATACGATCATAGAAGTAATGTTGAGAATTTAAAACAAGCATTAAAGTCTAAAGAAACAGAAACTGATCCATATGTTGATCAAATTGAAGATCTTGAACAAACTGCTATTCAAGAAGTTAGTTGGGATAAAGTTAATACCTTAACATCTACTCAAGAGCATCAAGCATTCTTGTATAAACTGTTAACAAACAAGGATTCATTTATTCGTAAAAAAATTATTGAACAGAATCTTGCATACTTAAACAATAGATTAACATATTACTTAGATAAGATTGGATTACCACACAGCGTTGTATTCCAAAACGACTTAACAGTGATGATTACACAATTAGGCCAAGATCTTGACTTTGATAATTTGTCAAGAGGTGAGCGTAACAGATTAATCTTAGGATTAAGTTTTGCATTCCGTGATGTATGGGAAAGTTTATATCAAAATATTAACTTGTTGTTTGTTGACGAACTTATTGACAGCGGAATGGACACAGCAGGTGTAGAACATAGTTTGGCTATTCTTAAGAAAATGGGTAGAGAGCGTAAAAAGAACATTTATTTGATTTCACACAAAGACGAATTACAAGGTCGTGTTAATAATGTACTTAAGGTTGTAAAAGAAAACGGCTTTACCAGTTATGCAAACGACATTGATGTAGTACAATGAGCATACAAGACGACACTCACGATAAATTAACAAAAGCATATTTGGAATATTTCAAAGCAAACGAGCGTTTTGAAAAGAATCGTGGTGTCAGAACTATGCAGGAAACTCGGAAGTGGCTCAGAGAAATACGTACACTTGCTAAAATACGTATGGAAGAGGTAAAAAATACTTACGATTCCAAAAAAGACACCAAGGCACTATAGGCTCGGGTAAGTATCCATATGCAATGGACTTACAAAGGACAAGAAGTAACAGAAATCCCAGAAGGCATAGAAGGCTTTGTCTACTTAATAACCAATTTAACTAACAATCGCAAGTACGTAGGCAAAAAACTCGCAAAATTCAAAAAAACTCGCCCACCACTTAAAGGCAGAAAAAACAAAAGACGTGAAAAAGTAGAATCAGACTGGAGAGACTATTGGGGATCTTCAGATCATTTACTTGAAGATGTACAAAACATAGGCCCCGAAAAGTTTACACGAGAAATTTTACACTATTGTGAAAGCAAAGGCGTATTAAGTTATCTGGAAGCCAAAGAACAATTCGATAGACGTGTCTTAGAAACTGATGAATATTACAACGGCATTATTAATGTGCGTGTAGGTAGTAGCAAAGTTTTAAAAGAAGCGTTGAAAAAAATAAAATAGGCAAAACATAGTAACGCTGTTTGGTCGGGAATGCTCGACTCACCTTGAGGATATGTGAGAGACCATATTCAGATACTGGTGTGTTACAAGGATAATGCTAACTACAGGCATAAAAGATGTGTGCTCTGTGAAAAAGATACAACACACAGGTAAGTGATTTCGACTGTTTGGGATCAACTGCCTTCCGCGGATATTGCGAATGCTGAAGTAGGGGGTTGACGGTCTGCCGCCTCCGATGTATTATATAGAATACATTAACACGTTTAATGCACTCTATATGTTACAAATCTTCTTAAACAGAATGGTGACGCTAACTCACATGATGTGAAGCCAAATTTTTAATTCGTCCGGCAACGGGCGAATTGTGGCTCAACTATCTACATGATGCTAAATTGCTTCGCAATTATTGTTCTTAATTAAAAAGAAATTAAGTGTTTGAGCGATAGCGAAAACAAGATGTGCTTTAGCACATCTACTAAAACTTACCACTTACATCTTTAAGATAATCATTAGGACGTAATTTTACTTCGGTATTAATCTGATTTTCAGTACCTGTATTGTGTTTAGCAGTTATTTCACTATCACGTGTAAAATAAAATCCTAATTCTTCTGCTTGTTCCATAAATTTTAGAAACGCCGATTCTAATTCAACAACTTCTTTTTTATTCATGTGTTAATCATACAAGTCTGGATCTCTACCTAAACCTTTTGGTCTTGGAGGGTGTACTTCCAGTACTTCGTATTCCTCGTGGGGGTTGTTAAGTTGTAGTTGCGAAATAATGTCATAGGCTTCTGCTTCATTTCCGGCTCTATTGATATTTTTCTTAGCAACCACTATATATGAGTTTGTAGTCATCGTAGAAATATTTAATATTAGTTATAAGAAATAAATAGTAATACATAACAAACAAGGACTTTAGGATGAAAGTATCACAAATTGTAGTAGAATCCAAAAAGCAAACCACAAATGAGGCGCCTGTAGGTGCTATTAAACAGGGTTTGACTAAGTTTGGTGCTAAAGCGGCGGCCAAATTAGGCGCAAAAAACACTGCTATGGGACTTGCAGGTAAGGCAGATACCGGTGATGAAGCAAATAAATTACGTGGAGAATTCCAAAATTACATGGGATCTATAGGGCAATCAATGGGAAAAATTGATGTCCAAGAACTTATGGCTTGGCTAAAGTCTAAAAAATATCCTACAGATGTTGTAAGACCAAAAACAGGTATAATTGGCAAAAAAGAATTAGATGACAATTTATTAGCAGTAGTTCAAGATAACAAAAGAGTATCAAGCGGAGCGGGTGCTACTGCACAACCAGCCGCTGGCGCGGGTGCTAATGCAAAACAAGGAACTACTAATACGGGAGCAGTTGATAAAGCAACTGCAACAGGAAGTTCAACAGCACCAGATGGCAAAGCACCTCCAACACAAAACGGAAGTGCAGGCGGTCCGGCTACTGAGATTCCACCAAACATTCAAGCACAACTTGATTTATTAAATACTCCTGATAAAAAACGATTGGCGGCGTTACTATAATGAAACTATACGAACTTAATACACCAAACAACAAAACAGCACAAATCCTAACAGAAGGTTATCAAGACCTAACTGAAACTCAAAAGATTTATCTTAACAGATGGGAACGCGAACTTTGGCCATTACTTGAAGAGTATACAAAACTTGCTGAAGCAGAACTAACTGCTGATCAAATTCAAGATATTTTCAAAGGTGCTGAAGAACGTGCTATGGCCGGCGGCAATAATAAAACTATTGCTGGTAAAGTAGGCGCAGGTGTAGCGGCGGCCGCAAAACTTCCAGTTGATATTGCCAAGAAAGTTGATGCTAAAATCAATGAACTTGGTAGACTTGCACAAAACGCTGGACCAGTTAAAAATGCAGACGCTAAGTTTGAAGAACTTAAAAAGAAAATTAGTGCAGAAAATTCAGATTCAAAAATTGTACAAGGCATACAAAAAGTAAGTGACTGGGCAAAAGAAAATCCAGGCAAGGCAAGTATTGCTGTAGGTATCTTAACAACTATTGCGGCGTTTGCGGGTGGTCCTGCAGGTGGTGCCGCGGCTGGTTTGATTCTACGTGCTTCAAAAGATTTATTACAAGGTGAAAAACTTTCAACAGCAGTTGGTAAGTCAGTTAAAACAGCGGCATATGGTGCTCTTGCTGGTTTAGCAATCCAAGGCTTAACTGACAACATGATTGATAACATTGCAACAGGTAGTGAAGCAGAAGCAGATGCTATGATGGACGCTTTTGAAAAAGCCAACTTCAAAGCGGCAGTAGATGGTGCGGTAGCAGATGCTGGGTTTGATGCAGGTGTAATGGATGGTGCAATGAATTATTCATCAAGCGGCAACATCAATGGATTT